AAGTCCTTAAAAGAACACAGAAACAATATAATTACAGTCATAAAACTACATAAATAAACATATAACCAACACTATTGTTATTATTGTTGTATTTATTAGATAAGAACTACCTAGTCAAAACAGATTTAATTAATTATACAAACAGAATACGCACAGACCCCCATAGGTCTATGACGATAGTCATTGTAACCAACATTAACTCAGAACACATCTCTCTAAAGGCTCACTAAATAGTAGATTTGTAAGATAAAAAAAGTAACATAATTAAAAAAGGCACAGTGAGGACTGATATGAAAAAAAAGGCAAATAAGAAGGCTACAAAGCCTAAAATAAGTGTGATGAGTGTACTGCTAGGTGAACTACCAGATAGGTCTCCTGTGGTTCAGAACTCAGGAAAAAACCTTATATCTGATCGTAATGTATCTCGTATGAATGACTATCTAAAGGGTAATCAAAAAGATGAAGTATGAACACGATTACGATCCCATACAAGCCTAGAGAATTACAACAACAGGTTCATAAAAACCTCAAAAGATTTAATGTCTTGGTCTGTCATAGACGATTTGGCAAGACTGTATTAACTGTAAATGAGCTGATTAAGAAGTGCCTACAATGTGAATTACCGAGACCTCGGTATTATTATATAGCACCGACATACAGCATGGCAAAAAGAATAGCTTGGGATTATCTCAAGTATTACACTTCTGTTTTGCCTAATATGGATTATCACGAGACCGAACTAAGAGCTGAACTCCCCAATGGAGGCAGAATACAATTACTCGGTTGTGAACGACCACAAACCCTCAAAGGACTTTATATCGATGGTGTTGTGCTAGATGAGGTAGCTCAGATGCCACCAAAAATGTGGACTGAAGTAATACGACCAGCACTATCAGATCGAGAGGGTTTTATGATTGCGATTGGTACTCCTCAAGGTCATAACTCCTTCTTTGATCTGTATAATCATGGTATGCACAATGAAAGTTGGTATGCTACTAAATTCAAAGCATCAGAGACACAAGTAGTCAAAGAGGAAGAATTAGAAGAAGCAAAAAAATTAATGCCTCCTGAGATATACGAGGCGGAATACGAATGTAGTTTTGAAAGCTCTGCAATCGGAGCTATCTACTCACAAGGACTTAATAAAGCAGATGATGACGAAAGAGTAACTTCTGTACCCTACGATCCAACGATTAAGGTATCTACCTTTTGGGATCTAGGAATGGCAGATAAAACTGCAATATGGTTTGTTCAACAAAAAGGAACAGCCATACACCTTATAGACTATTTTGATGATAGCGGTGAGTCACTAGAATACTACGCTGGAGTTCTTGATAACAGAGGATATGTGTATGATACGCACTACCTACCACACGATGCCAGTGTGAGAGAAATCGGAACTGGTAAATCAAGAGTAGAGATCGCACAGAGTTTAGGTCTATCGACAAGCATTGTACCTAAAATGAGTGTCGAAGATGGAATTAACGCAGTCAGAATGACATTATCACGATGTTGGTTTGACTTTGAAAAGACAAAAGAAGGATTAGATGCCCTAAGACAGTATAAATGGGCTGTTGATGACAAGGGTGTAGCAAAAAATAGACCACAACACGATTGGACATCGCACAGTGCAGACGCATTTAGATATTTATGCACTGGATTACAAGAAACTAAAAGCTGGTCAACACAAATTAAATATCCGAGATTAGGAATTGTATAATGAAATTAACTAAAGAAAGATTGAAGTCACTAATATCACAAGAGATAACTAACTCTTTAGGTTTTTATGGTGGTGAACTTACAGAGCAGAGGAAAAATGCCCTAAAGTTTTACTTAGGAGAACCATTAGGTAACGAAGTAGAAGGTCAATCACAAGTAAGATCACAAGATGTACTAGAAGTTGTAGAAAGCATACTCCCTAGCATGATGAGAATCTTCACACAGGGCGAAAGTATAGTCAGATTTGAACCTCAAATGCCTGAAGATGTTGCTTACGCAGATCAATCATCAGATTATATCAATCATATCTTTAACAAAGACAATAATGGCTACCAAATCTTGCATACAATGTTCAAAGATGCCCTTATTTCTAAAAATGGCTTCGTAAAATACTATTGGAAAACAGATAAAGAGCAAAAAGAAGAATCATATGAAAATTTAACCACTGCTGAGTACCAAGCAATCCTTGCAGACACCGAAGTAGAGGTTGTCGAGGTCGAAGATACTACTGAAGAACTAGATATAGCCGCCCAAGACTTCACAGAACAGACTTACAATGTCACTGTTAAGCGAGTCAAAGAATATGGTCGTGTTTGTATAGAGAATGTAGCACCTGAAAGTATGCTTGTAAGCAAATCTGCTACATCATTAGAAGATTGCAACTTTATTGGACAAAGAGTTTTTAAAACTAGGTCTGAATTAATTAGTATGGGTTTTGATAAGAAAATGGTCAATGATTTACCTGTAGCTGATGAAGAAATTTACAACACAGAGGCTGTTACAAGACGATCTTATGACGATCAAGATATGCCTCAAGAGTATCAAAACATAGATCCTTTATTGACAAGAGTAGCAGTTATTGATTGTTACATGAAGTGTGACTTTGATAACGATGGTATAGCTGAACTACGCCACATTGTAGTTGGTGGTACAGGACAAAACGCTTATCACATCTTAGAGAACGAACCTATAGAGCAAATACCTTTTGCAATGGTAACAGCTATCCCAATGCCTCACAGATTTTATGGTTTGTCGATATATGATTTGATAGGTGATGTTCAAGAGATCAAAACAACCCTATTAAGACAAACTTTAAACAACGCCTATCTACAAAACAATGCTAGAACTGTTGTAGTAGATGGACAAGCTAATATAGACGACCTCCTTACATCGAGAGCTGGGGGGATTGTACGAGTAAAGTCGCCAAATGCAGTAACACCCCTCGCCTCTCCTAACTTTATGAGTCAAGGTCTAGCGATGCTAGACAAAGTAGATAACATTCGTGAATCAAGATCAGGTGTCTCTAAAGTTCAAATGGGATTAGATGCCGATCAGATTAATAAATCACACACGACAGCAACCAGTGCTAATGTGATGATGAACGCATCTACTCAAAGAATAGAACTTTACGCTAGAAACTTTAGTGAAGGTATCAAAAGAATGTTTCAAGGTATCTTGACTTTAGTATGTAAGTATCAAGATCAAGAAAGAATTATTAGATTGAGAAATCAGTTTGTACCAATGAACCCTAGAGAGTGGGTTGATAGGTATAATGCAACAGTGCAAGTTGGACTTGGCACAGGATCACAAGATCAACGACTCGAAGTCTTAGGTCGTGTTTTAGCAGTCCAAGAAAAACTAATCGGTGCTGGTGGTATGGGTATAGTAGATCCACAAAAGATTTATAATACCTTAGAGAAGTATTTAGAAAATGCTGGTTACAAAGATGCAAGTCAGTTCTTTAATAATCCTCAAGTTAATCCACCAAGACCACAACCAAAAAGACCAGATCCAGCAATACAATTAGCACAAGCAGATTTACAAAGACAACAAGCAAAAGATCAAGCTGAAATACAACTAAAAGCACAAAAGTTAGAACTCGATCAACAAAAATTAGCATCACAATTAATTAAAGAAGATGATGCAAAAGAATCACAAAAAGAAAAACTAGCAACACAAATATTACAGCAAGGAATTAAACAATAATGGCAACACCTAATATGCCTTCTTCGGCACAAGATATTATTAATAACTTTTTATCAGGTGGATATGCAAGTGAAGCACAAGCAAATCCTTACAGAGTTAATGTCGATCCTTTTCGACCACCTGTCTCTGATACACCTGAAGAAGATAATAAATCACCTACTGATCCTTGCCCTGATGGTTTTATTTATGATCCTGTAATTAAAAGTTGTGTTCCTATTCAATCTTCACAAAGTGACAACGATACATCTGATGAAAAAGATCCTAATGCTATTATTAGGCAAATGGAAAAAGATCCTACAACAGGATTTGGTGCATCAAGTATTTTAGATGACTATATCACACAAGGATTAGGTGAAGGAACTTTTATAAAGTTTGATCCAAATATTGGCAGATTAGGAGCTGGAAGTTTTAGTCCATTATTAGCTATAGGTGGTGGATTATTAGACTCTTTAACTGGGGGAGCAAACAGACGAGAAAATTTATACAATGATGCCCTTCAATATATGATGGACAACCAATATGGAAAAAAAATTGGAAGCGATCTTTTTAGATTTTACTCCCCTAGAGAATATTATAATCAAGTAAGCAGAGACATGGTTGATCCAGAAAACAAAATGGAATCACAAAATATGACAGTTGGCACTGCTGTTGAACAAATGATGAGAAATGAACCAAGTAAAGGTGGTGGTTCTCCTATAGCTGAAGATTTATCAGGTGGTTTATTATACACAAGTCCATTAACATCTGTAGATTCAAGTGGAAATAGAACAAGAAATGATGATGCTTACAGAGCCGCATTAGCAAGAAATGTCAAAGCCAATCCATTTAAATTTAGAAGTGATATTGGTGGTACAGGAAGGGCTGGTTTCTTAGGTGGCAGATAGTGAAATCAAAAGAAGCGATCAAGCTAAAAGAATACTTGAAGATGAAATATTTATAGAAGCAATACAAAAGATTAGAGCAGAGTTAAATACTGAATGGTTAAACTCTGACACAAAAGATTCAGAACAACGAGAGAACATCTTTGTCATGAGAAGAATGTTAGAAGTTGTCTTGATGCAAATACGATCAGTTATGGAAACAGGCAAGATCGTAAAAAAATAATAGGAGTAAAATATGGCAGAACAACCAGTAATGGACTCTGCAACAGAGACTCAAACAGAGTCTGTTGCACCAACGCCCAAGCCTCTAAATACTGGAGAGGCGGCTGAAGCCCTGAAGAACTTATTAAATGTAAACGCCTCAGAGACTCAGGAATCAGCAAGTGAAGAATCAAAGAAAGAGGTAAGCGACTCGGAAACGAATATCGAAGATGCTTTCAATGATGATGAACTGATAGATCAAATTGAAGATGAACAACCATCTGAAAGTAATCAGGAACTTTATAAAGTTGTTGTCGATGGACAAGAACAAGAAGTCACCCTAGACGAACTCACGAAAGGTTATTCACGACAAAGCGATTATACTCGTAAAACCGAAAAACTATCGCAAGATAGAAAAACTGTTGAAGAATTAAAAAACGAATACACTAGGCAAAACGAGGAGGCTAAAATCAAACGAGATCAATACGAAAAGCAAATTCAAGTATTGTCTGAACAATTAAGATCAAGTGAACAAAAGGTAGATTTAGATAGACTTTATGAAGATGATCCAGCGGAGTATGTTCGTGTAAAAGCTGAACAAGATCGTAGGAAAGAACTTTTAGAAAGGTCTAGACAAGAGCAAGAAAGAATCCAAGCTGAAAAACAAGAAGAACAAGGTAAACAATATAATGCTTATCTTGAACAGCAAAGACAACTCCTTGCACAAAAACTACCTATATACGCTGACAAAGAAAAAGGTGCAGAGTTTGTTAAAAATTTAACAAATTATGCTAAAGAGATTGGATATACCGATCAAGAAATTAATATGTTAGTGGATCATAGATCAGTTATTATGTTAGCTAATGCTTATCGTTACGATAAGTTAAAAAAAGCTAATTTAAAAAACAAAAAAGTAACAAAAGTATCTAAGGTCGTAAGTTCATCAAGTCCAAAAGTTCAAGATGATAATGAAGTTGCAAAAAAGTTAAAATCTCAAAAAGCAAATCTTAGAAGAACAGGCAAAGTTCAAGATGCCGCTAATGTCCTTCAACAGATTTATTCTCAATAACATATAGAAAGGAATAAGTAATGGCACAACCAACCAATACTTTTGACACCTATGATGGTGCAAACTCTATAAGAGAAGATTTAGCTGATGTAATTTATAATATTAGTCCATCAGAAACTCCTTTTATGAGCAACGCATCAAAAGGTACAGCCTCAAGTACATTGTACGAATGGCAAACAGACTCACTAGCTGATACTGCGGCTAACGCACAGATCGAAGGTGATGATTATGACGGAGAAGCAAGAACTGCTACTGTCAGACTTAACAACAGAACACAAATCTCAGCAAAGTCAGTAACCATTTCAGGTACAGACGATGCAGTA